TGCGCTTTTTGCAGTTTTTCCTCGCAAGGTTATAGACCGTCTGCATAGCCACGTTACGGTTATCACGGTCAAGCCAAATCGTTGCCATATAGTCACCGTATGAGTTGTTGACGGTTGTGTGATAGTCAAAAGCAAAAGCAAAAGGTGTTTCGGTATTTTCCCTTGTGAACAATGTTTTTACCGCTTGTGTTTCTGCCTGAGTAGCATCAATAACATCACGATTAAGATTTACGTTTGTGCTGTTGTAGTCCGTCCTTGAATTAAGAGTCTGCATAACGCCCCAAACATTGACCACTGGGACAACTACAATCTTGCAGTTGTATCGCAGATAGGACGCCTCTTTATCCACAGGATTTGCATAAACAATCTTTTGCATAAGTCTTGCCAGTCCGATATATCCAAAGGCTTCTCTTGGGTGTACGCCTGCTTGCAAATATATCGCTTGCTCATAACGGTCGGGCTTGAATGTATACGCATAAATATCGTATGTGTTGGACTGGTCTTTTCCGATAACTTCCCTTGTGATATATTCGGGGAAAGCAGTTCGCATCGGCTCATATATCTGAGCGATTAACTGGTCATAGGTCAATGACGAGTTTGCATACCACGATCCGTCTATATCTTCTGCAAACGGATAAAATGTTTCTCCTAAGAGCGCAATGTTGTTACCTTCATAATCATATAAATTCATTCCGTCACCTCCTCTACAACAAGATGCGGGTTATACTCCGTTGTGTTGCTCCTGAGATAAACAAAAATGATTTTATACTGAGTTACAGTATTGTCCACGGTGTATTCGGTCATTGAATCAAGTCCGCTAACTGTCGTTGCGTCAGCGATTCTATCTATCGTTATCTGTGCAAAATCTGACGGATCGTTTACGTCCAAATCTGCCGAGATTCCATAAAATCTAAATCTATCATGTGTCCCTGTGTCCGTTACCTTGTATATTGATGCACCAACTTCGAACACGGCAGATAATCCGTTATCGTATGCAAGAGTAGATGTGATTTTTTTGCTCCCATCACTTGTGCCAGGTGCATTGCCTTTGATTGATACATCAATATAATGCACTTGGATTCCGACCCAATCTTGTACTGTCCGAATGTCCGCAGACATATCAGCACTTGTATATGTAGCTTTTTTAAGTAGTCTCAAAAGAGCCTGTTTGACATCCACGGGAATGGTTACATCTTCCAAAGCACTGACACGGTTTTCAACATTAGTGAGTCTTATACCAGTAGCGGACGAATCGGCAGGAATGTTCGGAACACTTAACGAGTCATCGGTCTGCTTTAACCAGACCATAGCATCACGTATAGCCCGTATGTCGTCAGATGTCATGTCTGCCCCATCTTTGCGCTTAAATGTACATCTAAAATAAAGAGCGGATTTCGGGATGCTTACAATATCGTTTGTATAGTCAGAAAGAAGTCCGTCATACTGGTTATTCTGATTATACAAAACAACCTTTTGCTGATACGTATCGCCTGTCATTCTGATAGCCCTGTATCTTGTGCTATATTTGGTGATTATCGCTGTTTTTGCGTTTGTAATTACTGCCCCGTCTGAATTTCTGATTTCTTTTCCGATTGTAAGTGAAACACCACTTGTATCGGCAGTGGTAAGCAAATCAGTGATGCGCTCACCTACGTTCCCTAAAGATCCATTTAGGGCAGCAATAGAATCACCAACAACTTTAGCGTCAGCCGCCGCGCCGGAGACTTTCAGGGTCCTGTCTATCGCAACTTCACCTTCGCCAACTGTCAAATCGCTTGCGGCAATCTTGCCGTTATCTCCGACTACAAGTACCTTCCCGGCATCGGTCGAACCGCCGTCTGTCGAGAGTTCTTCTACTTTCGATGCACCGCCGTCACCAAAAATCATAGCACTCATAATTTCGCTTGTATTCATTGGCATCACCTTACGCTTTCTTCTTGAATACGCCGTTCTCGTTTGCCATAGCCTTAGACCAATCATCGGGACAAATGATTACAGAGCCAGGAGCAAAAACATCTGTCGGAAGAAGGCCTGTAATTCCGTTGCCGTTGGTCGGCAGAGTCTTCGGCATGGTTGTTCCGATAATGGTTGTGCGGACTGTACGAACGCCCGTTGATGGATTCACCAATATAACCTTTGTGTCAATAGCTTTCATTCTCATTCTCCTTGTTCGTCGTCATAGAGCATCCATTCCAGCTCCAGCAAATCTTTCGCCGTCAAGTCGTCGGGCAGTATTTCATACGGGACTTTGCAAATCTCTACGGAATGTTCAATGTCGCCGTATTCACTAAGCCGTTCAAGAAACTCAGCACATTCATCCGTGCCAATCTTGATAGAGTATTCTCCTGTCTGTTTCCCGTTTTCATCAACTTCTGCGACTCCGTATTTGGAGATTAAATCGCTTCGTGCCTGTAAGAACTCCAAGCAAGCATCTTTCAGTCTACGGATGTTTCGGGCAATCGCATATCCGAATTTTCCTCTTGCCATTTCTGCACGGGATTCGGCAGATTCAAGCATGGCAGACATTTCGTAATTCTTGTGAGTCTCTGTCACTGATTTTCCAACTGTCATTTTCGCTCCTTAATGCTTTTACCCGTCACGGAAACGACGGTTACATCATCCCGTGACGGTTTTGTTGCTTCGACATACACAACCTCATATCCCTGTTCTTCATACGACTGTGCTTTTTTCGAGCTGTCCGTGAAAAACGCGAATCCATCTTTGCTGACTTTATACATCACTCGCTCACCATTAATCCTCTCGTAAAATTAATCGACTGATAAGTATGGTTGATTGAGATATCAAGGCTTACATCGGTCATAACATCTACGTAAGACTTTGTGGAAGGGTCATATATCGTCGTATATGACGGATAGACGTATACAGTTGGTGCTTCGATACTGCTTACATACGTAACGTCTTTGTTCTGCCCTACGTAGATTGTCGCATCTTGATTAAAATTCCTATAACTGCCGACACCCAATACGGGAGCAAGCAAGGCAATCATAGCACTACCGGCAATTCTCGTTCCGAGCCGTTGATTTTCGGCATAAACCTGATTAAAAGAGATATATCCCGTAGCCGAAGCAAGACTCCCGTTACTGTTGACATCACCGCCGTAAACATGCCCGTTATCTATAATCGTGTAACAACTCGAATTGCTTGATTGGATTTTTCCGTAGATGTTTGCGCTCTTTGCCGTCAACGTGCCGTCCTTCGCGACATGGAATACCGAACCGCCCCAATTAGGGTTAGAGTCACCTTCGTTCCATGTAGCACCAACCGAAATAGGATAATTTGTTCCTGCTCCAAGCAGAGTGTTTTCGGAAGTTCCCTTTACGGCATATCGTATGGAACTCGTTCTTATCTCCCAACCGCCTATAACGCCGCTGACGGAGTGCATTTCGCCTGCACCCGTGACATAGAACGGTGCTTTATTCCACTCCGTTCTGCCGAGGCTTGTGTTGTACTTCGCGCCAACCGAGATAACCGTCGAACCATCGGTAGAAGGTGCTTGCAGAAGTACGTTACCGACACCATCCTTCTGTTCGCGCCGGATAGTATTGTTGACAATCTCCCAATTTCCGAGTTTACCTGCGAGTGCCGTAATACCCTCATTGTTGAGCGTGACTTTCACCGTGCCGTTCGCGCCGAGAACTTGTAACAACCCGTTCGTGTTGTCTGAGCCGCCAAGTTTCAGCGTTCCACCTTTTATGTAGTTGGCAGAAAGTGTTCCGGTCTTGATATACTCAGCATTAAGATATATCTTTCCGCCCTCAAGGTAAAGACCTTGAGTTTGTCCGTTATTCGTCAGCTTGTTAAAGACAATCTCCTGCGTCAGCGTTGTGATATCGACAAGAATAATGACTTCCTGTTGGTCTAAGTAAACCGTGCTTGAACTCGTAGACTTCAACTGAACTCTGAGAGCCGATGCGGTTTGCGGAAGATAAACTGTACTGCCACTTACGCTTGCGCTTGTGGCAGATGTATAAGCAAGCGTCAACGTAAGCGACGATCCTGCGTAAGTTTTAATCTGCGACCAACTGTTATTGACACACGCCTGTACGATGATGTAACCGCTATACGCCGTCTGAGCCGTTGAGTTTCCGTCTCGATAGTAGGCGTTAATGGTGACTGCTGACGGTGTAAACGCAAGCGAGTCACCAAGTTTTACGGACTTCGGACTCACATCTAAAAAGTATGTCCTTGCCGATGTGCCAACATCCCCTTGACTTCCCTTGAAGCTGACCGACCATGAGAAGTTTTTGGTAATCGTCTTGCCGTCAACCGTTATCGGAATTGTAAGTATGCCAGACTTCTGTGTAAGGCTTGTCGTAGTGGAAACCGTAAACTTAGCCGACGTTGTACCGTTACTGCTTATTGTCGCGGATAAACCTGTAACCTGTCCTGTAATCGTTCCGATGGTAGCCGGTACTCGTGTCGCGCCCTTAAAAGCAATAACCGAACAGTCAATCGACGATGCAAGCGCATTAGAAACATCACCTGCGAACGTGTGAGACTCATTGGAAAGTATGACCGCGTAAGAGTCAGCACCGGAATCACCGTGAACACCAATCATGTGTTTTGATGTGCTTACGGTTGTGCCGTCCGTGTAAGTGATTTTCTCGTAGTTCCAAAGATATCTGTTGGTTTCAGTCGGCGTCTTGATAGCTGTTGTAAAAGCACTGTCAGCCGGAGCGGTTGTTGTTGCACTTAAAGCGTAATACTCCGTGATTGAAGCGATGCCTTTGCCGTCTGCACCGTACCTTCCGATAATGCAAGGTGACGTTGCGGAGAGTACGGTTCCGCTTTCAGCTTTGCAGACCTCATAATTCCACAGATACGGCTTTGCAGAAGTGATTGTCGCGTTTGAATCCGTTGGGTTTGTAGTCCAGCCGCTTGTAGACGTTGTGACACCCGAACTTGAAGCACTTGCGAGGTAGTAGTTTGTAATTGTCGAAACGGACTTGCCGTTCTCACCATCACTCACGACAGCGATTGTCTGTGTATCAAGCAAAGTGTATGTTCCACCTGCGAGATACAATGAAGCGCGAATCAACTTAGCGTCGGAAGGTGGAGTGTATGAGTGCGTCGCTTCGTTTGCGTTGGAAATATAATCCGTAGTAAAAGTTTTGCCGTCGACTGAAACATCAACCTTAAAACGTCCAGAGTAGTTCGCCGGAGTATTTGTACCCCTTGTTCTCTTTGCAGACAGGGAAATGCTTTGCGGTGTAAGCGTTCCGTCTGAACCCTTAACGATAGCCACAGACGAGACAATCAATGCATAATTAAATGCCGCCGCGCCCGTTTCACCGTGCGTTCCGATAATTCGTTTTGACGTATCTTGAGTCGTTCCATCTGTATAGGTGATGGTTTCGTAATTCCACAGATACCTGTCCGTAGTCGTCGTGACGAGCATCGTGTTAGTCCATTCAGACGGTTCCGCGGTTGTACTGGACGACAAACCGTAATGTTCCGTGATGGAATTTATTCCGCGTCCGGCTTCGCCATTCGCGCCGTTCGTGCCGTCTTTCGAGTAGTTTCCGATGATAGCCGGAGTCGAGTCTTCCGTAGTGTTATCCGTGTAGAGTATTCGGTTGAAATTCCATAAGTACGGAAGTTCTTCTGTCGGCTTAACAAAACTCGTTCCCCATGTTTGTGGAGCAGTCGAGTCGGAATCGGATACAGCGTAGTATTCATCTACACTTGCCACACCGCGTCCGTTGGTGCCATCCTGTCCGTTTGTGCCGGAAATACCTTGTTTCAGCTTCGCAATCGTGAACTTCTTGCTGAGAGAAGTGTTATTGTAAGCAGCCGAGATTGTAACCGTTCCAGAGTCGCTTGATAGTCCTGTGACCGTGTATGTCCTCGTTGAGTCGTTCCACGAACCCGTAACTCCCGTTGTAGCAGAAGCCGTATAGGTACACTGTGAAGACACATCACCAGAATTGAAGAAGACAGTGATCTGTGAACTGCATTCCGGAAACGTCGTGTAATTTCCGTCAGCATCCGTTGGTATGCTCTGATAGTCGTTGTCAAGATAAGCGACCAATCCACCTGCTGATGATGCAACGTCAAGAGCCTGTTGAGCCGTAGCGTTGGCTTCATTTGCCGTCGTCGTGGCATTGGAAATTCCGGTTTCTAAATCTTCCGGTGCAGGTGTCCACGTAGTTGCGATATTGCCTAATTCAAGTTTAACTCTCTTTGCTTTAATTACTGTACCAGTTGAGACTGATTCAACTCGGAAATTTACACGTTTTGGTGTATTAGTTGCCTGTCTTTTATTTAAGATGAACGACCTTTTAAAAACGCCAGATACATTACCGGATTTAATCTCGTCATAGTATTTACTTCCGTAATTAACTATATTTGAACTATTTGTACCATCTACTAAAACTGTGACCGAACTTGTTGTTGATGTATTTCCAGTAATCTCATATTCAACCGAAACTGTAAGAACAGTTCCTTGTTCAGACAAATATGGAATACCAAAATCAGATACCAACCACTGTGATAACATTATCGAACTGAAACTGTCGCTTGTTAAAGTTCTGGTACGTTCTTCGGCAGAATTTAAGACAAGATTTCTACCACCAACTTCAACACCGTTGACAACTTCTTGCGAGATTTGCTGAATGGTCGAACCCGTGAGCGAGAACGAACTTGCGTTGATTCGGACAACGCCTGTCAGACAGTTGGCGTAGAATGTTTCATTGCCTTGCGTATCGTGAATCGAGATTGCACCCGAGTTAATCCAATCGGCGTTTATACCGCGAGTCGTGAGCGTATTGAGAAGTGCATTACCGTTCCTATCAACCGCCGCTGTTGTCGTGCCGTCAGACTCCATCATAACTCCCTGTGAAGTCATGTAGGCAACGTAGCTTGACTGTTCTATCGTAGGCTTGTCATGGATATACGGAATAACTGAACCGTCTTGCTGGCGTACCGCCGTGTAGTACATTCCGAATCCGCGAGCAATCAATTCAGCCATTGAAGCAACTCTGTCTTCGTAGGTCGTAAGTGATTTTTGGAGTGCCTGTCTTGACCTCACGATTGCCCGTGTGGTCTCGTTGAAGCCGGTTGCAGACTGTTTTGAGGGTGTAGCCGCGCCACAGTATAGGTTCTGATATTGACCGACCTTAAACGACGTTCCGCAAATAAAAGAGCGATAATTTCTGCCCTTCCTATCTGTGAACCAAATTAAATCACCGGGTTCGATTATCGGACTTCCAAGGCAAGCACCGCGATATGTACGGAAATTCATGTTGATGATTTTAGCACCAATCTGATTCGCAATTCTCTGAACATCGGAAACGCCAATCAACTCATTACCGGCAACCTCAAGAACGTAACCTTCCGTTCCGTAAAGAGCATCGAACTGAGCATTATCAGCACCCGTAGCAGTAACGCGAACACCTGTGATTTTTACATCATCCGTTCCTACAGAAAGACTTCCCCAAGATGTAACATGGTGATAACTGTCAGCAGTAGAGTCCGTAATACTCCAATCCGTGCCGTTCTCCCCACCACCTGTTATCCGTGTAGACTTGTATGTACTAACGTCATACCAACCGATAACAAGCTGACCGAGATTGTTGATACGTGCGAAATTGCCTGTTATCTGAGCGCACCATGATACGACTTTAAGGAAAGTCAAGTCGTCGCTGATAGGTCTTGCCGGAACGATGTAGTTACCGCCCGACACAGAAGTTGTCAGAAGCGGAACACCGCAAACAGTACATGCATCGCGGATAATTGTATTTACGTCTGTCGGATAGACAAGGGTACTTTCGGAGTACGGTCTTTCAAACTGTTTTGCATTGTCCAGACACGAAAGAACAATCTGTGAAGCGTTGTCGTTCGCTTCATCTACGGTATAGTTATCAAATCTCAGGCTCTCGTTTGTTCCGTCGTCGTAGTTGAGTGAAAGCGTTACATTGACCGATGCATCGTAGAAGTCATACTGCGTATAGTCCTCATAGATATTATTGAGAACTAAGCGCATCCTTCCGATAATCAAATCTCCAATGTCAAAGGAACCGTCACTTGACACCGCCGACTCAACTTCAAAGCCTTGCGACCAAAGTTCAGCGTTCGTTACAGTAAGTTCCGTACCATCAGATAAGGTAATCTCAGCCGTAATCTCAAAATCCCTTTTATCGTCAGATAACGCTTGTTTGAATTTGTCCGAGACATTAAGCATGGCAGTTACCTCTCGATTATGTTAAAAGATACCTTCGTGTAACGCTTGTCACCGACGTACCAATGATGTACAGGAGCAGACTTGTCGCCACAGTAAAATTCCTTTGTGACCGTTGTATTGAGCAAAGCATCATGGTAAGTCACCATAAAATACTCTGGTTGAAATGCTTGCATAATCGCCGCCGTCTCTTCAGGGGTCGTCATAGACCACGCGAGATTGAGTTTGACTTTCTGACCTACGCGGTTCTTGTGCATAATCGTGTCCTGTGTACGTCCGGCATCTGAACTGCTTATATCTTGCAATCCGTATGTAAGTTCAGACGGTTCTTTGATTGGAACTCCGTCAACAATAAGCATAGCCATAGCAAGCACCTCGATATATATAAGAAAAACCGTGGATAGCTTTGACACCACCCACGGTTGAATAAAGATATTAACCTATCGTTGCGACAGTCTGAAAACGTCTATCATGTTTCTCTTTACCGCGAACGACAGCTTGATATAAAGTTTCTTCACCGCATGTTACGGTGATTTCATTGACGATTGGTTGCGAACCGCCACCGCTACTTGTAGCTGTAAGCACTTGCATCATGCCGTCCATGACACCTGCTCTGATACCGGCAACAATCTGATCGTTGTTGGCAACGGCAGTACGTGTACCGATACGTCCGACCATTTCCGGTGAAGCGTTTTCCCGTGCCATAAACAGTGTTCCAGAATCGGGGAAACCACCTTCTGCGTAGTAACCGCCCCAATGCGCGACCGGTCCGACACTGATATTTGACGCTTGATTTGCCGTGTTAATCGCGTCGTAAAGCCAAGACGTGACATTGCTGAGAATACTCGATGCCGAACTTTCAAAGTTACCTAAGTGCCATAAAGCATTGTCAGTCCCTTGTCCGAAATAGCTATCGAAAATGCCTGGCAACTGACCGAGATTTGATTCGGCAGTACCAAGGACATTGGATGTGCTCGTTTCGACGTCAGATTCAATCTGTGCGGTATAAGTACCCGTTGTCTCAGCGGCACTCGCCCACATATCTTGCGTAGTTCCAACAACACCTTCTTTCATGGCGTTGAATTCGTTCGCATGTGTGTTAGAGTAGCCTCTGATAAGGTCAAGGGCATTTTGTGTACCGGAATTCGTTGTATCGGTATTCGCATCCCAAAGGTCTTTAACGTGACCGACCGCTTTCTGCTGACCGTTGCTAAATACACTATCGGTATTGTTCCAAAGTTCAACTTCCTTCTTCTCGATTTTTCCGTTCGCATCTTCGGTAATCTGATAGAGTTTTCCGGTAGTTTCATCCCAAATGGTTGCTTTTTCGTAGCCGTGTTCTCTTGCTTGATTGAGCAAGTCGCGGTACATAAGTTCTTCGCCGTCAGTGACTCTCTTGTTCTCTCTCAGCCAATTCTCACTGATTAAGCCAAGTCGAACAGCGATTTCCTCACCCATAGTCGCCATACCGTGAACAGATTCATCTTTCCACTGATATGTCGCGGCACTCACAATTCCGGCAATGATAAGTCCGGCAGCCGCAACCGCCACACCGCCTACGATGATACCACCTGCGAGTGAAGTGCTGATTGCTGTACCTGCCGCGCTTGCCGTGGCTACTGCGCCACCGCCGCCAACTGTGCCGACACCTGCTATCTTCATGGCGATAGCCATTGAGAGGATATTCCCCATGACGCCCACGCCACCTTCAAGAATACCCTTTACAGGATTCTGCCCGAACCAACCTGCTAATCCGGTAGCCATTCCGACAGCCAAATCAAGCATAGCTGAATTCGCAAGCAACTCAATGACTGAATCCCAATGGATATTTTTAATAGCGTCGCCTATTTCGTCACCTATTCTGTCAAAGGTTCCGTTGTCTTTACAGATGCCTATTGCTTCGTTAAGACCTTCGACAAGACCGTTTATAGCTTCGGCAACGTCCTCACCGCTAATGTTGTCTAATGCACCGTTGATAACGTCGCTTACCGCTTGACCGACTTCATCCCAATGGATTTCACCTGTCAGAGAAATAACTGCGATAAGACCTGTCTTAACGGCATTTCCGATTGTTCGACCGACTTCACGCCACTTGTTCTCGTCGCCACTTTCAATGAACGAATTAAGAGCCGTGGCAATGCCCGTTCCCCACTCTTTAGCGGCAGACAACGCTTCTTCCCAATGGATGTTACTAATGAAAGATGCAAGTCCTTCTGACAGCGATTTTCCGAACTGTTCCCACTCAAACGTATGTCCAAAGTTATCAAGGAAGTGGAAAACCGTATTAAGCGACTGTGCAAGTGTATATCCTGCTTCTTCAAAAAGCTGTGGAGTGAAAACACCGTTGAGATAATCTGCAATGCCTTTGCCGAGTCCGTCAGCCAAAACATGAATGTTTTCCCAATTTATGTTTTCAAATATGCCTCGTAAGCCTTGCTCTAAAGATGTACCGGCTTTCTTCCAATCAAATTCATTGACGAAAGCGAGTCCGGCTTCTACCGCCGTGTTAAGGCTATTTGCAAGCGTTCGCCCGACAGAATAAAAAGTTTCCGGTTGAATAAGTCCGTTAAGGAACTGAGCAAGACCTTTGCCGAAATTGCGCGCTTTCTCGTAGACCTTATTCCACTCAATATCATCCAATGCTTTCTTCAAGCTGTCGGAGATATATTTGCCGAGATCGTAAAGGTTATCAATGTTCGACTCAAACGCGGATTTTGTTTTCTTTGCAATAAGCTGTATCGGGTCTGAAGCACCACCGCCGCCAATGCCGGAATCTGTACCGCCATTACCCGAACCTGCACCTGCACCCGAACCTGTACCGCTACCACCGTTACCGCTAACTCCGTCAAGTGCGTCTGCAACATCGTTAAGCACGTTTAATTCGTCGAATCCGAGAATCGTGTTTTTCAGTTTGTCAGCGGCTTTCGTAGCTTCGTCTATGCCGTCACCAACATCGCCAATGCTGTCACCGAGACTGTCAGCACCGCCCGTTGCGTCTTCTAAATCGCTTGCCATATCTGCTACGTCGGCAAGTGTATCGTCAGCGATACCACCGCCTGTTATCTCGTACTCCCATCCAAAGATTTTTCCGAGAGCATTAAGCACGTTCTGAGCAAAGTCGATTGTGCTTGATAAGAATGTATTGAAGCCTTTTAAAGCAGGTTTCAGCGCATTGATTAAGCCTTGACCGATTACAACGCCGAGAGCCTTAAAAGACTCTTTGAGGATTACCGTTTGGTTATGCCATGTCAATTATGTTATCGTAACGGCTTTTTATCCGCTACTTCTTATAGTTTCCTATAAGTTCAGCATACATTTTCAGCCATCAAAATAAGACGCATCTCTGCGTCCTATAATGGTTGTCGGATACTCGTGGGAAGATTATATTTATTCACTTCCTATGCGTTACAGTGTCCTACCGCCTATTCGCAATCGGTAGGCTTACCACGGTATTGACTTATTGACTTATCCATTTATATCCGTATGCCGTTCTTGTCGGCTTATCACATACATAGTGAATGTGTTTGTGACTGCCGCCAAATTCCCTTGCGGCATCAGACATTCTATCGAACACTTTTATTATCTCTCCCGTTTTGGGATTGACCTGTGCAACCTTATGACCTTTTTTCTTTTTTACATATTTTGAAAGGTCTTTAATCGGGAAATTTTCTTCATATGCAAATATATATCCACCTGCCGTTTTCGCCGCACCTGTCAACGCACTTGAAATTCTCGTTCTAAGAATACCAAGTTCCTTCGATGCTTCTGTAACACTCCCAAACCTCTTAATAAGGTTTCCGTTTAAATCGCACTGAACAATGTGTTTCATTCCTTTTGGCTCCGGCTTTACATATTTTTTCGCGCCGTATTTGAGATAGTCTTCCTCATACATAAACACGCGATTTTGGCATCTACTCATTTTGCCTTTGCAACATAATAACACATCGGTATTGCAGAATCCACCTTTTATCTCAGCTTCTCTTGCACTTCTGTATCGAGTGACGTACTCACCGTCAAAAGTCAAACAAACAATCGCCTTCGTGTTCCACATGCAACCGCCTTGACCGCCTGTTCGCATATTGTAGCCGTGTGGCTTCATCGTGTTAAGTGTTGATATATATTCGATTTCCTTTTTGTCTGCTTCATCACAGGAATCAGCAGTATCTATAATCTCCCATTGAAAATTATCAATCCCGTGTGCTTGCAATGCCCTATGGAAGAAACAATCGTCTTCCGGCCTGCACCGTTCATGTAATCTTCGTCTGCTCTTCATATCGTATGTCTGACCGATATACGACATTCCGTTAGTTACATCAGTTGCTTTGTAAATATAATGTGTTCGCATAAAGTCTCCTTTCGCAACACATTATACAAAAGTGTTCGGGCAAAGTCAACTTAGTGTTTACCGTTTTTACCCGATTTTTAATAGCACATTACTGCACTATGCGACACACATTTTATCGCTTGTTCTGGCAAAATCCCCCATCGCACTCCGCGCAGCTTGCATAACGTACTGATAACGAAGCATTGTCTTCTGCGCTTGCGTCATTGACTCAATATCAGCGTCAAGACCTTGCTTCATCGCCCACTCTTTTAATGTGGCTTGCGTTAAATCTATACCGTATTGACGTAACGGTCTCGTCTGTCCTGTATAGATAGCTTGCAAACTCGTATATACATCCTCTTGCGCTACGTCATAGAAGGATGCCATATCTGCCGCCAACCGAGTCAAATTGACGGACATATCGCCCATTTTTCCGGTTGTTACGCCGTACTCGATACCCATTGATTTAAGGTGGTCTTCCGCACTCGACATCTGGCTATTGGTAATTCCCATAGCCTTACCCATAGCTTGATAACGAGAAGCGAACTGCTTGAATGTCAGTTCAGACATACCGAGTGTTTCAATGGTATTCTGAGTCGCCTTGTTGAACTCTTCAACGTAAGAAGCGTCATAGACGTTTTCGACGACGTTCATAACCTCTGTGAGCGACGATGCGTTCTCAACTGCGGTTGAAAAGAATCCCATAACTCTCTTCAATCCCCAAATGATAGAACGCACTTTTATGATTGCTCCCGTAAGACTCTCAGTGTGAGCCTTTGCGGAATTCATACCTTGATTGTAATTCTTAACACCGCTACCAAGCGCGGTTATCGCAGACTTGAGAACATTCGTGTTCTTCCAATTCTTGATAACCCAACCGCTGAGTCCTTGCATTGTCTTCGACAACATGCCGTAGGCACTGTTTGTACCCGTAGCGGCGGTTTGAGCCTTGCCGTTTGCTTTAGCAAGATTTCCGAGCGCAACGACCAACTGCTGAGTTTTATCAGAAACTTCCGGCAAAGTATTTAAGTCTTCAACCATCTGACGGATAGCATCGGACAACTGCGGAAGTGTCTTGATAGCTTCGTTCGCGTTCTTGCCACCGAGTTTAGAGAACGCCGAGCCAAGTTGCTGAATCGTGTTTAAAGCACCTGCGTCAATCGTAAGTCCACTGAAATGCTGTGAGAACGACTCAAGTTCCGACATAATGTTCGGAAGTACCCAAGCGGCATTTTGCGAATTGGCATTGCCGAGTTTGGAAGTCGCGTTCGCTAAAACACCGAGATTTGCAAAGTCGGGTATCTTGACTCCATCAAGCGTCTTCAATCCGCTTGCAAGAACAGGAATATTCGTCGTAGCTGTTGTGGATGCATCGTTGCCGAGTTTTGCGACTGCGCTTGCCATTGTAGCAAGGCTTGTAAAATTCGGTATCGTGAATCCTGCGCTTAACGGTTGTAGCCCTTGCACAATCTTCGGTATGTTATCACTTGCAACCGTGGACTTGTCATTGCCGAGCGTTCTAACGCTTTTTGCTAACGTCGCTAAATTCGTGAAGTCTGGAATTGTGACACCACTAAGATTCTGCAATTCCGGTATGATCCGTTCAATCGGAGAGAGTGTAGTCTCTACCCCCGTGTCTTGAAACGATGACATTGCTTGACGAACCGCTTCTGTTTGTTCAGAGATAGCAACAAACACTTCGTCAGCGGCAGGCTTGACCTTTTTGCTGTCTTCGGCAAATCCGTTCATTTCAGCCCTTGCCCTTCTCATAACGTCAGCAAATTCGTCTATCCTAAACCACGAATCACCCTCTTCATTAAAGTGTTCCGGTATAAGATGGAATTGATCGTTGATTTCATGGGCGAATTCTTGAAAGTCAACACCGCCTGGCTTTGTTGTGAACTTCTTAGCATTGCGACCTGCGATAGCCCCCAAATGTCCGAGCAAGTCACCGTCGCGGTATTCACTTCCCGAACCCCTTTCGATGTGAATTCGGTCAGCAGTTCTAATGTACTCATTTACCGCATCTACAAGACCTTCATAGACTCTTGTTCCTTCAACTGCGACATTGGAAAGTTCCTGTATATCACTAATCAGCCCGTCCATAGCGTTGTTCGTAGAGCCACCGGAAGCCGCCGCGTTTTCAAGTTCTATGAAGCCGTTTGTGACTCGTTTGATATTCTCTTCGCCTTTAATGCCGAATTGAGCAAACAAATCACCGAGATTTTTACTCACATGTTCATTGAGCGTTTCCGGATATTTCGTGACCGTCGAAAAGGACTTCCCTACTTTGTCAGCCGACGAACTCAGCGTATTTAACGACTTTGCAAGTGAAGCGACCTTTGAAACAACGTCGTCGGAAATACTGTTGTCAAGTTCCGTAAAGCCACTTGTGAGATTGCGGATTGCACCGACATACTTTCCGTCGTCAAGGTAATTCCCCAACGCACCGTTTAGCTTCGCAAGTTTAGATTGTAATTGGTCGATGGCATCTATTGACTTATTGACACTCGCTCCTATCTCCAACGATAGACTGTCAATTACATCACCATCTGGCATATTTTAAGTCTCCTTTCTTTCGGAGACATTCATTCCGAATTTTTCTGTTTTGCAAGTTTGCTGTTCTTCGCCAACACATCAAGGGATACGAAGAGTGCTTCAACTTGCTTCATCTGCTGTTCTTCGGTCAACTGTATTTCTCCTGACTCGCGTTTTGACGTAGCAAGTAACGGTTCCTCAAAGTACGTTAGAGTCGATTTCTTTCCTGCCAACACATTTTCCGTAGATGCAAGCGTCGCACGGTTCACATACAAACCCATTCGCCACATTTCTTCGTCTCTGCGTTCTCTACGGATTTCGTCAGCCGTTACATAGGCTTGCAGTAAGTGAGGATTGAGCGACCAAAAAAGTTCTTCCGTGACTCCGATAGCAAGGGCATCGGGTAGCCATTCGTAACGGATATAGTCGCGTAGCGTATCGAATTCAGATGCTTTCTTCTTCGGTCTTCTTGAGCTTACTCTTCCTCTGTCTTCTCTTCCGGCTCCTGCTGAGTTTCCGTCTCCTTGTTCGCCGTGATTGCCTGAAAAAAATCAGAGTCAGATACGGAATTTCCGAAAACCTCAAACAGATCAGTGAGATTGCCACCGCTTACGATATGTGCCTGTATCTCACGACCAGCCCATTCAACGTCATTTCCGTTGTAGAGTGCGAGATATGCTCTTGCAATCGCAAGATTCTTTTTTCCGAAATCACTTACGGAAAGCCCCATCATATCAAGGTCAGCAGCCGTATTGAAATCGAATACTCTGCCGATATACTTTCTTCCGTTGACCGTAAAAGTATTTTTCTTCTTAGCCATTTTTAGTAACCCTTTCCCCCACATTTACAATAGGCGTGGGAACCGAACGATATAAAAGGAAAGGGGGAGCCAAAACGACTCCCCCGTGTACCTATCGAAATAATATTATTATGTGGACGGAGCGACAGCAGTAGCCATGCCGACATACTCTGTTACGACAAGGTTGATTTCCATTGTCAAAAGCTGATTCTGACCCATTTCCGGCATCGGAAGTTTCTTCGGCGGTTCAGCCTTGAAGAAGAAACCCTTTGTGAGTCTGGGGTGATAAACCTCAAACCAAAGTTCCTGTCCGGTTGTCAGTCCGTTGAAAGCTGTGATAACAGACTCCCACTCAGCGATCGTCTCGTCTGTCGCATTGATAGTCACGGGAAGCGTCTCGTCTGTGTCGGCGCGACCGGCGACTCGACGAGTGACTTCATCTACAAGTGCAGAAGCGTCGATAGCTTCTGTGGACAGTGAGATACCGCCGATTGAATTGATTCTTGTAAGTTCAGTAAAGGAATCCGGCTGTGTAGCTCCTGCCTTGTAGCCGAATTTGACGCCCAGTGTCGAAAGACCTGCAAGTGCCATAAGTTAATACCCCCATTAGTAATTAAAAAGAGTCGTGTTCCGCAACTAAACGGCGGAAACGTGCGACTCCAAACTTGATATCGTGGTTTGTCTCATATAATGGAAATCCGGTGACATTGAATCTCAGCGATTTCATAGCCGTCACGCAAGCACCCATGATTTTCTTTACATCAGACCTTTGATTTGAATAAACAGTGACTTGAATTGTTTCCCAAATAGCATTGACGGAAGTGTTATCGAGATTATTTCCCGTTTCAAGCGGCGTAAGCTCCGCAAAGAGAACAGACGGCAATTTTGTCGGTTCAGTATTACTATCCTCGATTGTGAAGTAGATGTTCGGAAATGCCCCGTCAAGGGTATCGCGCACCCTTTTCTCAAAGTGCGTAAAAAGAATCGCTTTTAAATTCAAAAACCAATTCTCAGCCATAACATCAACTCCAATTAGAAAATACTTTTTGAGCCGCCTTGTTAATCTTTACAACGTCGCTCATGGCAAGCCACGCACCGTAAACGGGCATTGTAGCTTTTGTGCCGTAAACAGTTTGACCGTTGACATGCCAACTGTCATTGACGCCGAGCGACCATTGCCATTCCTCATTAGTGCCGTATTTACCGATGCGGTATTCCGGAAACTTGAGTCTGTACTTATCGGATTCGTGGACACCTTCACCGGCATGACCGTTGAAGTGAACGCCTGCTCCGAACTCGATAAAGACTAAATCCTCGCCCGTAATTTGGATATTCATACGGACATTTGTGCCATCTGATGTTACGGAAGTGATAACCGCATGTGACGTATCTGTGCCTGGACTTTTCGCCGCATCAAATCGTTTATCGGCTTCTTGTATTCCGTATTGAGCAAGTTCCTCAAGAAATTCCTGTGTCTTCGCAAGCAACTGCTTTTTGTAGCGTTCAAGATAGGCAATCGCGTCGTTTATTCCCTTTTGACTTAGTGGAAAATACTTCTTACGAGAACGCATTTTGATTTACTCTCCGTAATAGGATGAGCGTAACATTCATCGACGTAGCTACACGTTTTACGATGTAGTCAGCCGAATTCTCGTCAACCACTTTCATGTTTGTTACAGAAACCGCTTCGGACGGATTGAATGTTTCATCCCCGTTTGCATCGAGCATGACCGCGTTCTCAAGTGTCTTGTACTTCGGTTCAGACCGATGCCAAATAACAGACGTTTCGGTCAGCGGAAACTCAAATGCTTTCGTCAAGATCAATGCGTCGTATGCGCTTATGTCGATACCATATGCGTTTGGAATTGCGACATTACCTCTTGCGTAGGATTCAGAACCTACGGGAATGATATTCGCTATAAAAGACACAGGTTCGTCGTAGATAGGATTTGAGTAACCGTTCGATACCGGAGTTTCAACGCCGTCGATTTCCGTAGTAACGATATGACCGTCTTCAACCACGTATAGCGGTCTTGTTTCACCCAAGTTTGAGTATTTCAAGTTCTGTTTATTCTTGAGAGCCATACGCAAGGTGCATCACCACCTTAGAGTTTCGGTTCAACTTCTGGAAGTCCCGCTCCAATACTCATAAGGACACTGACAACGCTTGCAAGGACGGCAGTAGAGCCGACCATAGCCCAATTTACATCGCCCATAGCAACGGCACTTCCGATAGAAGCAACCGCCGCCTGTGCGAATGTTCTGACTGCGCGAATAGCAACTGCTTTTGCAAATTCCTTTGTTCTGTCAGACATATTAAGTACCCCCGTTTAGTCTGCCCTCAATCGTGTCAACACGGTGAGTCAGACTTTTGATAGAAGACTCTGCCGCAATGATTCTGTCATTGTGGTCTTTCATGTCCCTCTGCATTTCCTTGACACTATCTCTCGTATCTTTCGTTGCAGAGAGTACATCGTTTAGTTTTTCGTCCATTCTTGTTTCCGACCGGATTCTCTGTTCTCTGTCTTCATTGTCAGCTTTACGATTTCCACGCAAGCCAATGTAGACCGCAAACGCCACCGATATGATAGAAACAAATGTACGAATATAATCCAGTGTTTCTGGTGACATACATACCCCCAACAGTGTAATGAGTACCCCACACATTAAAGCTGTGTTCCCCAAAGCGCACATGCCGTCGTTGACAGTACATGCACCTCGCACCAATCCGCGCTCTACTCTCACACTAAACGGCTTAACGGCGTTATCCCGTTGAAAAGGCGGTCACGGTCACGGTACGTTCGTGTCGTACTGTTTTCCGTAGAACTCGTCTGAAACTCGATACCGATAGTGTTGTAGTCAAAAAGTGCCAGATTGAATATGTGGGAACGGAACTGTTGTAGGTCTTCGTATGTCTTCTCGGCCGACCATGACGACGGATATTTACCGCCGTATTTCATAGTCCTTGTTTGCAGTACCTCTTGAAAAGCGACGTTCAGTTTGGACTCAGCAACTTCTTCCTTGTAGCCGACTTCACCACTCAACTGTGCGTCAAGTTCCGTAAAGATTTCTGCCTTTAAGCTGTCGAGTGTATTAGACATACCCTCACCGCCTTTTAGACGTTCTTCCGTCTTCTTCTCGACTTCTGAACATCTTTCTTCGGTGCATCTTCCGTAATATCAGTTGACTCTTCAGCGACCTCTGAGACAGGTTCAACGACCTCTTCCTTTGGTTCAGAAACAACAACAGGAGCAGTCTTTACTTCGACTGCCCCCTGCTTACGGAGTGATGCTTTACGATGTAACATCATTCCCATATAAAAATCCCCTTAAAGATTACGCACCAAGAGTAACCTTGATAATCTTGCTCTCGTCATAGACATACGGAGCGAACAGCTTAGAACCGACAATGTAGTTGGTCTGAGCAATAATGTCACGATCAACCTCAACGAGAGTGTCACGCTTCATGTAGATACGAAGCGCACCCGGCTTCACGATGTAAGCGGTGTCAGCGTTGCCGGTTGTTCTCTCATAGTAAGTTGCAATATCAGCAACTTTCGGTGTCTCAACCGCTGTGTAGACGTTTGTAGTCGGGTCAAATGTGTAGTAGGTCTTGCCACTGCTAAGAGAAACGTCACTTGTCAGTGTGTAGTGAACCGGAGCAAGCAGTCTGTTCGTCAGAGCGACCTGGCAACCGTGAATCATGCCGACCGTACCATGGATAAGGATGTTTGCACCGATCTCTGTGTTCGGAATCCAAAGATTTGACTTGCGGAGTTTTGCATAGAACGTCGGGTCAATGAGAAGAACCTTCTCTCCGTCAATGTCCTCACCGAACTTAGTAAGGGCATCTGCAACACCGTCAACCGGAGATTCGGAAGAAGCGATCGTGTGTGTCAGAGCAGAAACGCCATCCATAGCTTCAAGAAGTCTGCGCTCAACGCCGTCGTTGATGGCAAGCAGAATCTCGCGTGTAGCCTCGTCAGCCGCATTGTTCTGATAGCCGGAAAGCAGAGCCTCGTCTGTGATCTCGACGCCCTTTCCGATCTTTGTAACTTTTACTCTCTTTGTGGTTGTTCCGAGTTTTGAAATCGGAATATCCTGCCCTTCACCTACGATCGGTGCGGAACCGATGAACGGGGAGTATGCCGGAAGTGTAAGTTCATCACCGTCTCTGCCCTCAAGCGTTCTGTCGATTGTAGCAAGCGGAGAGAATCTGATTCTGTCGATAAGTTTCTGGTCGATATAATCCGCGAGAACCTGCGGATCAATAAGATTTGCAAGCATTGTTGCGTTAGCTGAAGCTGGCATAGTAAATCTCCTATGTGTGTGAATAAGTTTATTTGTTTAGCGGCCTACGAGCCGTTCATAAACATCCGGTGACTCTCTGCGGAGTTTTGATCGTTCCATCATGTTCATCTTCTCGAACTGCTCTTTGGTAACGCCGTGATTACCTGTTCCGGCATTAACGTCTGGACGCGACTTGAGCCATTCGCTTTCCTTGTTTTTGATGATTGCGTTCGTTGCTTCTGTCTGTACCGCAAACAAAGCGTCCGTATCACCGTCGTACATAGCTTCGGCGGCTTTCTGAGCAAGGTCTTCTGTGTAGCCCTGTGTCATGTACTGACGCACGTACTTAGCAATCTGATTTTCTCGGAGCAACTTGTTGAACTGTTCTTCCCTTGCCGCTTCTGCTTCGGCTTTTTCTTCCGATGCCTGTTCCTGTGCGGAAAGTGTTTCGCGGTACTTCTTCTTCCAATCGGCGGCTTCGCTTGCGTTCTTATCGGAAGTCTTTTTGAGTTTGGCGACTTCCTTCATAAGTTCCTGTACCTGTGTTGTCAGTTCCGCGTTCTTAGCGGCAACATCAACTTCGGGAGTCTCAGTTGTTTCCTCTGCGGAAGTGTTCTCAAGATTCTTGTTGTCCTGTGTTTCTGCCATAAAATTTCTCCTGCGATTTCCGTCTTCTCTGACGTTGCTCTCTCTTCCGAGCAATAAAATTAATTTGCGTTTTTGTCCGTGCTTCTCTGCACGTTTCCGTTGCGAATTTTGTAACGCGACTTCTCTGCCGCATATAAAAAAGAGACATGCGCTAACATGTCTCTGCTTAACTGAATGTGAGCCAACAACGGCATCCCGACGTTTCTTCGGGAGCGTCAACTTCGGGGTCTCGCGGAACCATCATTTCAACACCGCCAACCGAGAACGCTTTATCAAGCGGAACGGTTTTTCCGTCAACCGCCCTGTGCGTATCTCTTACCGCCTTGTCGCCAACCGTATGCCATGTTTTCTTAGACTTTCCGAAACCAAACGCCTCTTGCAGTTCGTCATAACCGCATAGAGCATTGGACTCGTCTTCTCCGATAAGTGTTGCTCTGTCTTCCGACAGAAAGTAAGCATCCTTGTCTTTGTTCCGCATGGTCGATTCGTGAATCTGTTTGGAGATTCTGTCGGCGTATGCGTGGTACACAGCTTCTACGTTCTGTTCCGTTGTCTTTGCTATGGTGAAAGCATCTTCAATAAGTTCCACGATGGAACTTCTCAGTAACTCCGTTGCCGGTTCGTCTAAATAGCCGTATTCCGCATAATCATCTATGAAATGCATGTACTCAAGAAGTGCATCCCTGTACTTCCGAGCGACTTCAATTCGTTTCTGTCTGCGTTTCCGACTAATGCGCATCGGATTGTAGTATTCCTCAATCGGTTCGGAACGACGTTTCTTTCCAAGTGCGTTCAGTTCATCGAATGAAAGGACTGACATTTATGCAATCACCCCTTCACGTTCGGACTGTTTTCGACTTGATCTGATTCGTCTTGCCCTAACCGTTCACTGTTCGGTGCTTCTTCGTCTGAACCGCCGTCACCCGTGTTGGAATTGCCCTTGCGATACCATCCGTAACCGTTATATCCCGTGTTCGTATTGCCTTTATTGACAATCGACTCAATGTACTTATCGAGATATTCCTTTGAGTCAAGGTAAACCTGCTGTGGGTCGCTAAATGCGTTCATAGCAATGAGCAGATGTTTCGGATGAATAGCATGTGAGATACCCGTTGCAAAGAAGTTCATCTTCGACACAAGTTCGTAGTTCTTCTGACGCTTGATAGACGGTTGAACATCCATAAAGAGCAGTTCAAGCATCGGATTGTCGGACTCGATATCGGGAGATACCTTGATTGCCTCAAGAACGACTTCGACCTCTTCAAGTTTTGCCGATTCCATGAACAACTGTTCTTTGTTCGCGGAAGACTCAGCCGCGTCCCAACCAGAGGCAGCCGACGTAGCGATACCCGTTGAATTGGAACTGTCACCCCTTTGCGGAACGGAACATTTCTGTAATATGAGCGCACGTTTTGAAAGGATATTCTGTAACTGACCGTTGTAATCGGCATTGACTACAAGTGGTTCAATCTTCGGGTCTTTTCCATCCCTTGTCGTGCTTGTCTCAATCCAATCTCCGTTTTCTGGATGTGAAACAACTGTGACTTCGTTGCCATCTTTGTCGATAACGGTCTCTTCGGGAAACTCTACGTTGTTCGCCCACCATACAGAATTGACGGCTTGACCGACTTGATTTGATAAATCCGACCAAAGCTGATTTAATTCAAGCATTTCGTCAATCTGCCGTTCAAAACATCCCATTCTGTCTGACGATCTTTCCCATTCGATAATCGGGATTAGTCCAAGGGGGTTTTTCTGACCGTTATAGGCACGTTCCGACCATGTATAGTTGTCTGCGGAATACGTCGTTGTCTCAACACCTTCCAACGTGTAGATGGAGTCAATCTCGTACCGCGTCGTAGGCGTAAATGCCGTAATGTGGAAGTTGCCCTTCGTGTCAGCGGAATACGTGACACCGAGCATTTTTCTGTGACCGAGATAGCTTGAACGGACGATGTATGCGTACCGTGGGTCTAACACGTCGTAGGTGTAGTAGGACTTACCTTCTCGCCAGTCGCGGGCAATGTCTACAAACGTGTAGCCGATACCGCCAATCTCAACGAATCTTGCAAGTTCCTGTTGTTTCTTGCCGAGTAATTCCGCTGAGTAACACTCATTCAGACGAGTAATACCCTTGTTCTCGTTCTTCTTACCGGAGTCCTTCTCACCACGCGACACAAGCGTTATCGGATTGCCCCAAACGAAACTTGTCTTGAATTCCGTAATCTCGTTTGCGACGTTATCTATGCATTTGGAGTCAATCTCTTTCCGCGTCACTTTCTTGCGTAGTTGCGGTTGGAGTCCGGCTTCAAAATTAAGCAGGTAATCAATCCGAGCAGAATTCCCAAGATGTGCCGGAAATGTCTCGCGCAAAACCTTTATGATATTGTCATTGTTTATATCGCGTTCGTCGGTATAGATAACCGCACGACCAATTCCGTCACCTAATCTCATTTACAGAAACCTCTTACCGCCCGATGTATAAATATCCGAAACCTCAAAAAATGTCTTTACATGACCGTCGCCGTTAAAGTGATTGACCGTACCGCACTTCCGGCACTTGAAAGACTTATTGATTTCGGAATTCCGTTCAACCTTGCAAAGTGTTCGCATACAACCTTTGCATCGAATTAATCTGTATTCCATGTCAATGCCAAAATAAAAAGCACTCCGTCAAATGTGGAGTGCTTGTGCCTATTCATTATTTCGATGTATCTCAGTCTAAAAATATCACCAATTTTCGTGACAAACGTGACAGTTTCAAAAAATTTCAAAATTCTCGTTGCAAGAACCGTGAAAACGACTTCTTTACCGCATCTTCGGTATATCCTGCTCCCATTTTCTTCGCAACTTCCGACCATTGCAGACGGTTTATGCATCGGAAATTTATTATTCGGCGTATCTGTGGGTCTTTCAGCCGGTTAATGAATTCCTGCACTTGAATTCGCTCATTGTCAAGCATCGTTACCCGAACGACAAGGGTATCGCGTTCGCTCTGCAAGCAAAGACGCTTGTTTCCGAGAATGATTTTTAGGCGGTTGTATTCCGGTATCGGAACGCCCTCTATGACAAAGCCTTGCCAACCACCTTCACCGCCGTACACTTTGTCGGCAACCGTTTCGCCCTCTTCAATGTCACGGAGCTGCTTTTCGATTTTTCTTATGTCTGCTTCGATTTTCTTGATTGCCGCCGTAGTCTCTCCCACTTCGTCAATCAGTTCGCAGTAATGCAGTAAGGATTCTTTATTCATCTGAACCGACCACCCTTTGTAACTCTCGTAACTGTTGTGTATGGATTCTCACAAAACATAGATAGCTGTGTAAGACTGTCAACCGCATCATCGTGAGGATTCTTGCCGACCGTAACAAACATACAGACTTCCGACATAGCACGTTGGTAGTCTGCACTACGTTCGTGTTGGACAATTCCGAGCCGTTTGTTGTTCTGCCTCTGTTCTTCCGCGAGATGATGTTCGTCGAGAAAGATGAAGTTCCGCTTAATGTCGCCGGCATATGCATTGATTTTTGCCATCTTCTCCATTGTGTTCGGGGCGCGACGTGCCGTACATGAGCATTTGTAGCCTTGATTACGCAGTTCTTCGTCAACGTATTGGCAGTACATATCACCGCCCGTATTAGCTTCAAAGCGGATATTCCGTATCTCATTTCCCATGATTCGACCTACGACCATCGGAATCGTAAGTTCCTTCGCCGCCGTCGAGAAAACCCAATCGAAAATGTAAACGTCGCCGTTATCGTATTCGCGTCCTATCGGCATGGATAGTGAGTCACCTCCACCGAACGCAACGTCAACAACCGCCACGATACGTGAGTCACCTTCCGGCAAAATACCGTTGAAGTAGCGCAGTTCCTCTTTTGGGAACAGAAGACCTTCTCTCACGAATGGTGCTTGCTGATATTTTGCGAACCACTCAGCCGAGTCAAGCCGTTCGCGCATTTCACGGTAATATTCCGTAGAAAAACCGTTATACTCATAGTCGAAATTGGATTCGTCTGTTATCGGGTCAAGTGCAGGTATTCTGCGGAACTTGTAATCCGGTCTGTCGCCGTACTGCAACCGCATTCTCTCTAACGGATCAAGTACAGACCAAAGCGTTCCGACCATTAAGACCTTTGCTCCGTCGTTCATACGGTCAAACATCTTATTGAGCATTTCTTGATAGGTGTTTTCCATTCGTATAGGTGACAGCGAATGTTCCCTATCGCGGATCAAGTCGTCTACGTACAGATAACCGTCATGTGAAATGTCGATAGCACCCGTCCATGTTCCGTCAATACCTCGGCATGTGATTGTTGCGAATCTGTCCGGCATATCGAACGTCAAGGTATATTCGTCAGCGGATTTATCACGCAAACAAACGTGTCCAGGATGCATACGTTCATATATCTCTTGAAAGTTGTACTCTTCTGTAGTTGTGAGATTCAGAAGTTCTTTGTAGAAGCCTTTCGCAAGAACACCGCTGTGACCGCCCATTGCGCTATGACTGTTCGGGTGCTTACAAGCTATCCAATCAAGAAAGAAAATACATGTTGTGCTCTTTTTCGTTCTTGGCGGCATAGACAGTCCGTAGAAGCGATACTTTCCGTCCTCAAGGTCTTGCAAATCATCTACGACCGGACGCAAGGTTTTTCTACTCGGCTCGTAGTACCGCTTCTCATATGGTCTGTCCTTCTCCATGTAGAGAATGAAGCTGAGGAAAAGGTACTTCGTTTCAAAAAGAAGGAACTTCTCGTACATATCGCCGTAGTGACCGTCGCAAGTTTCGATATTCCAATGCATAGCCTTGTCACGGCAGAAAAACGACATTTGCATCCAGAAATCGCGTTCCGTCAATGTACGGTCAATCTCACCCTCACTCTCGGCTTGATACATAAGCGAAAGCATATCTTCAAGCGATATTAAATCCGGCTCACTTGTCTTTATGAAATCTCTGATTAAGATTGCCGTGTTCTGTCTGTCAGTCAGCGACATAAAAAAAGAGCGACCCCCTTTCCGATAAAATCAAAAAAGAAAGTCGCTCTTGACTTTGTTCATCTTCCGCACACTACGCGAATGACCGTAAAATATCAGTTTTTAATTGTCTTTCGCACTTCGACGATTTTGAGAAAGTCACCCGTAGTTTTCCGCAACTCAACGTCATGTCCTTTTGCAAGAATCGACGCGATCACGCGAATATGATTCGATATTTCCTTCTCAAGTTTCTGTTCGGTAAAATTCATTTAGACCTCTTGAATTTACAACTAATAATCGTGCCTTTCGCATAAAGACGTTCACGACGCATCGTTACTTGTCACCATTCCGAAAAATGCTGTCTTTCATGGACAATCCGAAAATCCCCACGGGCATTGTTTAGTGTTCCGGCAAGGAATCGAACCTTGCAGTTGTCGCTCCATAGGGGTCTTATCGACAATTCTCCCCTGCGCTTTCGGAGTGCGTCTACCCATTTCGCCACGGAACACCGATAGCAGGAGCGAGATTTGAACTCGCGTCTCAAGACAGAAGTCTTGCGAGATAGACCGACCTACTCTATCCTGCATGAATGTTATGGGAGTTTTTACGGTACTCCCATGAACCGTCAATCAGCACCGATATTGGCAACGACGACGCGACTGAGAAGAAAGAAAGTAAAAAACATTGTATCGCTAAGAAAATACACCAATAGCGACAAACCCCTCTCAGAACATTTGAAGTTCTTTCGCCCTAATTTTGATAAGGACTGCCACTCACCATTAAAGTAGCACACAGCCTTTCGCCGTAAGAGGGGAAGGATAAGACCATGGACAATAAATGAACAACGCGAATGAGAAAAAAGATAAAGGCATTCGCGTAACGATGGCACATGCCACGAATCGAACGTGACTTTGACCGTCAGGAGTGCCTATTTCTTAAATCCGTCCGGTAGAACCGACTCCACCGCGATTTGCATTTCCGAGAACGTCAACAGTCTCGATTTCAACGTCTTCTTGAATCTTCTGAATACGGAACTGACAGATACGCTCATTCTTCGGAACAAAGGTATTTCCGATAAGACACACAGCCGGAAATCTCCAAATATCGTCGTCACCGCAATATGCATTGTCGATAAGCCCGACACTGTTTGCAAGCAGAATTCCGTACTTCTTGAAAGTTGAACTCCTAGGAATGACGACAGCTTCATAGCCCTTCGGCAGCTCGATACTGACTCCGAGAGAAATCAGCTTATATTCACCGTGTACCATGTAAACATCTTCCGCACAACGTAAATCAATCCACTCACCTTCATGTGCGGCGCGAATAGGATCAATGTCGGTATGGTACTTGACTTTAATCTTCGGCATCTGTGTTTGTCTTCCCTTCCGCAACCGCCATTGCCAACTGCTTTGCAAATGTTTCAATAAAAACTTTTGCAAGTTCATCATCTGCTGAGACAGTCTTCTGAACTCTCTGCGACATAATCCCTTCTAACTTTTCGGCAAAGTCCTCAAATGCACATGCAACGGTAATCTGTTCGCCCTGTGTAAGCGACTCAAGGTCAACAGTTTCGCGGAATCTCTTGATTATCGCGTTCGCCTTGTTGATACGATTAAGGTCAATCACTCTTGGCTTCACTTTTTACTCTCCCTCTCGATTTCTCTGTTGATATACCACGCTGCTTTCTGCAAATCCTGTAACTTCGTGTTGCCGTCCTTGTGACCGGCGCGACAGATATACTTCACGGCACTTCCGAGACTGAAATCCAAATTCCAATCCTCAATTACATCTATCGCTTCGATATTTCCGATATTGTAATGTGATGGGTGGTCGATAACATTTTCACCTACCGCCACAACTGTTCCATTCAGAGTCCTTGTTTCCTCAATCAATTCCCAATATCCTCTCCGACACGTAAACGGCAATTTCGCGATTGCTCAAATTCTCACCGCGCATCTCTTTTACGGCAGTTTCCGTACTGGCAATGAAAGCAGCCTTAAAATCCGCGTCGGTCTTATATGCTTCAACAACCAACGCACATGCATTGGCAAGTTCCGTAGAGTCAATCAACTTGTGATACCCCTTTTTTAAATTTTTAAAATTTTTTGGAGTCAGCCAATTCCGATACAAGCAATATCCTTCATGCTATATATCGCAATCCACTGTTCACCGCGTTTGACAACGAAATAACCGTCAACATAGTCGTAGCCGGTAAATCTCTTGCGCGGAATGACAGCTCGTCTTCCGGACTTAAAGAACAGCCTTATGCCGTGCTTTTTCGGACTGTACTCTTTCTCGACCTTTCCGACAAGAATCTTAGAAACGATATCCATGTTGTAGAGAGCAATCCATTCCTGCTTACGAATGACCGCGAAATTCCCGTCAAAGTATTCGTAGTCGTCATACAGCTTTTGCGGAACAACATCTTGCTTTCCGTCAATGAAATGAATTCTCAGCGTTTCTTTACGCTTCTTACTCATAGTTTTCTCCCGTCAACTTCCGGTAATATTCACCGCGCCTGTCTTCCGAACATGAACCGCGCTTGATTGTCAATGCTCTGCCGTTACAGATCAAGTCGCATGAATTGTTCATCATGTGAATTCCGGCTTCAAAACCTCGCATACGCAGTTCCGTATAGAAGTGGATGCAGAAGTCTTGAAACTGAGCCTCGTTCATCTCCATAAATCGTTACCCCTTTGTGGCACAAAAAGGTATCACAACTTTAGCCTAAAATCAAGACTCGATTTTTGGTAAATTTCCGACCACAAAATAGGCATACTTGCGTTACCCAATTTTAGAGTAATTTCAACGCCAAAAACAGTAGCAATCCGTATAGCATAAACAGTAAACCCCTAAGACTGAAAAGACAAAGAATTGTAGCGTAATAAGGCTAAGAGTATTAAAGATAAATAACTTTCTCAGAGTAATATTTAAATAACTATAAAACCATTAAAAGTAATATATCTAAATACCGTAAGTCTAAGTGCTATTTAAATATAAATAATTTAATAATATTAATATTTATCCTAAAGTCTTTAAGCAGTATAGTAAGTCGCTAAAGGTCAGAGAAGGCCGTTTTTATAAAAAATATACTTAGGGGGTTCCCCCGCGCCGAAAAGCCGATGCATGTACCCCCGTACCCGTCACGGCATGAAAACAACAGTTCCGAACCGGAAAAGCCAGGAACGACAAACGAGCGAATTTGTAAACAATTTACACAAGTTGATTCATCTTTTCGTTAAACCATTGTTTAGCGAATAGTTGAACATTCACCGATTGCGAAACTCCGCATAAAATCAAGCAATTTCAGCGTTCGCTATTGCATGGAATTGATACACAATTCTAACGCCCTAAAACGGCGATTCATGCCGAAGTTGTCTGTCAATTATCGCTGTTTTCGGCACTGTCAGCTAATCGCGCTCTATATCTTTCCGCGATCTGTTGCGGACTTTCGGACGTGACAACGTGCTTGATTTCTCTTGAACTGCCTGGAAGATTCCAACCCTTTTCGTGATTTAATACCGCCAAAATCCCGATATTTGGACGGTTGCCGGAAATCAAAAGGTCAGACAAGGACCGTTCGCGTTCTGCATCAAGCGTTTTGAAAATGTCGTTATATTCCGAGTTTAACCTTGTTCTATTTCCCCAATCATATACAACACTCCTAGAAATTCCAATCATACTACAAAAGCTATATATATTTATTGCTTTTCCGTATAAATCACATAAATATATATAATACTCTAATAATCCATTTAATAAATCTATATCATTTATATCTATACATGAGTTACTTTTATATCTATTATCTTTATTTGCTTTAAATACATGCTCATAGATATATTTCAGTAAAGCATTAAATCTGTTTTGAGATTCTTTAACAAGATTATCAATACCGTATTCTTGACAGAAATCATATATACAGTCCTCTACACGGTTTTTAATATAATCCATATCGTCAAAGGCATATACTGCCTTGTTATCTTCCATCATGCCGGAACATCCCCCCGTAAAATTTCTGGGATTGTAAGCCCTGGACACTTTGAAAGTCAAGATACACGCTTCTATCCGTCCGATGATCACGGCGACCGTTAAGAGCTGCACCATGGTTTTCAAGTCTATCATGCCGGAATGCTTCAGAGCCGACGACATAAGCGGCCACGGACGACGCAAGGACCGAGCAACCGCGCCCAATGTCCGAAAAATAGCTTTTTCAGTGTCCATCATGCCGGAATTTCACAAAATCCGAGAAAATACAAGGACACCAAACGCACAGAACGCCGTTGTGAAGCCGTAGAAGCCCGTTGGCGCGATTTTTAAGGCTTTAGGGTAGACTTATATAGCCTAACACGAAAAAACGCCTTGTAGAGCCTTCTACAAAGCGTTGTGCAAAATCAATATTGTTTCCGGCGACGCTCTCACCGATCACGGCAGCGCGAAAGCATCAGCGGAAATATTTTATCTTTTCATCGTCCGTAATCTCACACCGGATTATATCGGACGGTTGACACCTTAACATGATACAGAGACGGTTTAACGTGTCTATTGTGATATTGCCGCCCTCTTTTATTGCCGTTAATGTTTTACCGGACAGAAGACCGTCACGCCTTATTTGTGTTACTGTATAACCCTTTTCTTTTAAAGCCTTAATAACATCTATCTTGTATTTAATCATAGATATATATAACTCCCTTCTATCAGTTCTATTTTCGGAACTTCTAAAGATACCCCTTTATTATATGCCACTTTAGCGGAATTGTAAAGCCTTGTAAATATGCCTAAAAAGAGGCATATAATTTTGGCTATTTTATGCCTATTTAGAGGCTAAAAAGTGCTTGCATTTATGCCTATTTAGAGGTATAGTAATCTTAACAAAAGACAAGAGCACCACATAAAAGAAAGGAAGTAAAAACAGCATGAATTATAGAAATGAATGGCTAAG